TCTATTTCGTAGATCTCATTAGAGTAGATTGTGTCGATGTTCTATACCAGTCGTACAATCTAGAGTTTTCACCATTCAGCTATGTGCTAAAGAAGAATACAAAGCTTAGCGATGATTCAAAAAATCGGTACTACGAGTATAGAAAGAAAACCGCAGGAAAACGATTTCTTGAAAAGATGAGATCAAAAGCGTTTGAAATCAAGAAAGACAAGATCGCTATAAAAATGGAACTAAAACATGAAGAAAATACAGATTAAAAACAACGAAAATAAAATAGAGATTCCAATGGGAATCTACGTCAACGGATTCATTATTAATGCACCTATGAGCAAAAAACAAGAATCCGTGGTAAAATTAAATCATAATACAACGTCTACACCGACTATAAAGGAGAAATAACAATGGCAACACCAAAGACAATCGTATCAGAGCAGTTCTATCACAAGACGTCAGTTATAAGATTCGAACTCGGATCGTTTAAAGACGTCGCAAAGTTCAAGATCGAAATAGCACCTCAGCTTCATGAAAACGGTCAGCCAGTCGAAAAGAGATTCGACTATGACAAGAAGATCACCATGGTCTTCGGATTCACTGAACTTCTTCGAGTAAAGAGAATGGTTGAAAACGTTCTCAACCCTCAGCGGCAGGTCCCTAAAGACGGCTATGCAATCGAGCACTTCTTTGAAGTCTCGGGTGAAAAGAAAAAGTCCTGCCTCTTTGTAAAGAGAACCGAAAATCTTGGTAAGAATGACGCTGCCAAGTGGGAAAAAGACCCTTATCAGTTTCCATTCTCTGCAGTTCTAACTCTTTATTCGTCTGTTTCCAACACGTCTAACTCTTTCGTTCTTTCCGCAGAAGAAGCCTACTGGGTCATGAACGAAATGCCATTCTTCGCATGGTCTTTCATGGAAGAAAACGCAAGAATCATCGCCGAGAATAGATCAATCAAAGCTTCTGGTGGCCAAGTTCCTGATCAGTCCTCTGGAAGAAGCCAGTATAGAGCTCCCGCTGCTGGTGCTGATTTTTCAGGCGAAGGTGTACCATCTCAAGGAACTCCTGCTTTCCAAGATCAGAGCTTCGACGACATTCCGTTCTAAATCAAACAAGATGTGGGTTACGCTGAGTATTAAATGCAAGTTGCAGCTTGCTGCCCACTCTTCTATTCTTCTGAGGTAAAAGAATGATATTTATTCATCATTGATTACAAAATAAACCTCGATTTCTTCCTAATATAGTAATAAACAATAAAGGAAGTAATCGATGAAAAAAGGAATATATAAGATAACAAATATTATTAGTAATAAGTGTTATATTGGAAGCAGTCAAAATATTGAAAGTCGATTTCGAAGGCACAAAAAAGACTTAAAAAATGGAGAACATCATAGCAGATATCTTCAACGAGCTTGGAATAAATATGGCGAGAAAAACTTCTTATTTGAAATAATCGAAGAAGTTACTGACAAATCACAGCTTATAGAACGAGAACAGCATTATACAGATAAAATCAAACCCGATTATTCTATAAGAAAAATATGCAGTTCGAATATAGGAATAAAACACTCGAAAGAAACTAGAAAAAAATGGTCTGAAGCACGTATGGGGAAAGAACCTTGGAACAAAGGAACACCATGCAGAGAAGAGACTAAAGAAAGAATAAGTAAGGCAAATCTAGGAAAAAAGCCATGGAATAAAGGAATACCTTGCTCAGAAAAAGTAAAAAAAGCGATATCAAAAGCCAATAAAGGGAATAAATACGCATTAGGGCATGTTGTTTCTATTGATTCTAGAAAAAAAATGAGTAATAAAAGAAAAGATAGAAAGTTGTCATTAAAACAGATTGATGAAATAAAAAATCTTCATGCTCATCTATCGATTAGAAAACTCGCTAAAATGTTTAAAGTAAGTTATTTGACAATATGGAGAGCTATAAACGATAAACTGTATTTATATGTAAGCGAGGAAGGAGGAAAATAAAATCATAACTAAGTATATTTCTATTAGCAACGAGATGGTCATCAATCTTTTAAATGTTTTGCTCGAATCTATTGATGAGCATCATTTGTTTATCTTCGAGCGAGCTCTAAAGTTCCGTTATTTCGATGAGCCCGTCATACAAGATCCAGAAATACAAGATCAGTTTGTAGAAACCATAAAAGACAGACTGGCAAATAACGATAAGTTCTACATTATTGAAAAGTTCAAAGGAAAGAAGCTTGAGAAAATAATAGAAAAAGGAATGGCTCGTAGAGAAGCAAACGACATAAACGAAGGCTCATGTATAAAGTATTTCACCGAAAAAATAGAGAGTTTCGTCCTGCTCAAGAATGCACAGCAAATCGTTGCATCAGTAAAGAACGCCGACTCAAACATGAGTCTCGGAATAATGGATGAAAAAGATCTAGCTCTAATAAAATCAAACATCTATAGCCTTCTAAACGATCTTACATTCGAAGCCGACTTTGGCGAAATGGAACTAGATGATGTAGCAAAAAGAGAACGAGATAAATCAATAATCAACACTGCAAAGATTATTCCTACTTTTTCTGACCGACTAAACGAATACCTTGTAGGCGGAGCGTATCCTAACAAGCTGTATTTTATTGCAGCTCCTCCAGGATTTGGAAAATCGCTGTTCCTCGTAAACATCGGTTATCAAGCTCTTCTAAAAGAAAAGACAGTGTTTCATTTTTCATTAGAAATGTCAACATCAGAAGTCATGACAAGATACGACTGTCTTATCGCTAACAAGCCGATTCTCGACATTATCAATAGTCCGACCTCTGTAATAGATGAATACGTAAATAAGTTTACAGATGAGCATCCAAAAGGCTATTTGCTGCTGAAAGAGTTTCCTCCTGAAGTTCTAACAAAAGAGATGTTGTCTCTTTACATCAAAAGAAAGATCATGTCGAGTGGAAAGAAACCCGACTTGATTATAGTAGACTATGCCGACTTGATGAAATCATCAGTGAAGAATACAGAACGAAGATCAGACCTTGGATTGATCTATAGACAACTGAAGGCTCTTTCATCGGAGTTTCAATGCCCTGTCTGGACTGCATCTCAAATCAATAGAGCCGGTTACGACAGAGCCGAATCCGACATTTCCAACTTGTCAGAATCATGGGAGAAGGCTATGATAGCAGACTTGGTTCTTGTTGCCCGTCAGACAAAAGAAGAGTTTGTCGCAAATAAGCTCAGATTGTACATTGGAAAAAACCGCAGTGGTCAGGCAAGAATGGAAATACCTTGTAAAATCAACTATCGGTACATGAGAATTGAAGAAAGTGATGAAGTAGATCTCGTCGATCTAGATGAAGTCAGCTTTGGAGGTAAAAAATCTCGTCAAAACGATGATGAAGATGAAATTTTTGGATAATCTTTTTTCAACTGTGCGCATTTTTACTAAAAATATGTTAATATAAATAATGAAGGCACTAACAGCAAAACTACTTATAAACCTCAGACCTCTAGACCTCTAATCTGACCTGTTATAAAGTGCCTTGATTGTAGATTCTTTATAAGATGCATACAGCAAACACACTTATTGTGACCATACTCAGGGCGTGTTGGCTTTCACTCGATAAAGCTCGTAGTACCGCGTTAAGGGCTGCATCTTGAGTTTATCGTTCTTTGACTTTGTAGGCGCATACAGCAATCATACTCTTATGAGCAGAAGCTCCACGGGGCTTCACCAAGGGTGGTTCCTCTAAAGACCCGTAAAATCCTGCGTTATGGATGGCGCCTAGAGATTATTTATTTTAGACACTCACAGCAATACTACACTCGTTGCCTTGTTAGCAATACAATCGGTTCGATTCCGATGTTGGCGATGGTCCGCCTGTTACAGTGTCTAGTTTATTTTTGTATTGACCCTAACAGCAACTCACAAACTTTCTTCTAATGAAAAAGAAAAAAATGGGTCTAGTCCCCTCACACAAAGGAGAAAAGCATGTCTGAAAAACTTCTTCGAGCTCTTGAAAACGAAACCAACTTCACTCTCACTGAAAATGACGCAGTAGCCAGAAAGACGACAGGTTCAGACCTTCTGAACTTCTTCTCTCTTGCAGGTGCATTGCGCGAAAGGTCGGAAGCCGACATCGTCAATCTCTTCGACATCGCATTCTGTGAAAATCCTCGTTATGCCATGAAGGCTCTGTTCTATTTCAGAGACATCCGTGGCGGTCAGGGTGAAAGACGAACCTTCAGAGTAATCCTGAAGCACCTCGCAAACGACTCTTCAACTCGAAACTGGCTGAAGAAGAATCTCAGCCTCATCCCTGAGTACGGTAGGTGGGACGATCTGTTCGTCCTGTTCAATACAGATCTCGAAAGAAACGTAGTTGACCTCATCGTCAATCAGCTCAACAAAGACATGAGAACTCCAAATCCTTCGATTCTAGCAAAGTGGCTTCCTTCAGAAAACGCTTCTTCAAAGGAAAGCAAGTACCAGGCTTTGAAGCTCATCAGCTACCTCGGCACTTCTCCTCGTTCATACAGAAAGACTCTTTCATCTCTCCGTAGAAAGATCGACATCGTAGAGAGCAAGCTTTCTGCAGGTGAGTGGAGCGATGTCAACTACGAACGTGTTCCTTCACAGGCTAACGTTCTTTATCGTAAGGCATTCCACCGCCATGATGGAGACCGCTATCGTTCGTTCCTCGAAGCCGTAAAGAAGGGTGAAAAGACCATCAAGGCGGGAGTGTTGTATCCATACGACATCGTCCGCAAGTGCTTCGATCACGACTGCACCAGAGATAGTCTCGATGCACTGTGGAACGCTCTTCCTGACTACCTTGAAGGAACTCAGGAAAACGCCATCGTAGTTACAGATACGTCGGGATCTATGTGCAGCAACAACTATCTCCCACTTTCGATCTCTGTTTCGCTCGCGATCTATGCAGCTGAAAGGAACAAGGGAGTATTCCATAACAAGTTCATCACATTCTCGGGTTCGCCTAAACTCCAGACCGTAAAAGGCAGCACGATTGCCGACAAGGTTCGTAATCTGTCGAAAGCCGACTGGGGTATGAACACCAACGTTGAAGCAGTGTTCGATCTGATCCTAAACACCGCTATCAAGAATGGACTTCGTAAAGACGAAATGGTAAAGAAGGTCTATGTTGTTTCAGACATGGAATTCGATTCTTGCGCAGCTTCAAATAGTGCAAGTAGAGGGTTGAAAGAAACTCTATTCCAGTCTATCAGAAGGAAGTATCGAAACGCCGGATACGACATGCCTCTTCTCGTGTTCTGGTGTGTAAACGGAAGAAACAATCAACACCCAATGTCGATGGATGACAGAGGATTCCTTAACGTTTCTGGAGCTAGCGCAAGCATCTTCACGAAACTCATCAAGAACGAGTTTGCCGACGCCTATTCGTTCATGATCGATGTCCTTAGTTCTCCACGATACGAAAAGGTAGAGTATAATGGCTAAGAGATCTCTTATTAGACCCGACTTAGTAGAAATAATCCGACAGCACGCTGGGAAGCTCGAACTTCCCAGTGTGTTCGTCGTCGATGGCACCTATCAGCCAGTAGACAAAGAAATCATGTTAGGAGCATTCAGTATCTGTGAATCATCTGGAGGTTATAATAAACCGCCAAGATTTGAGCCGGCTTATGGACCCGGAGGACGATACTACAAGGTGTCCGAACTACAGCGAAATCTGTATGAAAAATACGGTAAAGACGCATCAAGTTCGTGGAGCTCGTTTCAAGTCATGTTCCTTGTGTATCATGAACTTGGATTTACTGGTGCGACTCCGACGAAAGCAGACGATGATAACTATTCTCTGCCCGTTGCCATAAAGCTCTTCAATAAAAGAATCCTCCGCCTTGGTCCTAAGTTCCTCAGCCAAGCTGGTGACGCATACAACTCAGGAAACTTCAAAGACGCTAATGTCCCAGTCGACTACATAAAGAAACTATTGAATAACTATAAACTAGTACAGAAATCGGGCTTGTTCACGAAACAAGACGTATAAAGGAAAAATAAATGTCTTACAAAGAATTAAAAATTATTTATGATGAAAAAGATGGAAATTACTATTTTGACAATCCTGGATATGATCTTCTCGGACCATTTTCTTCTAGAAACGAAGCTATAAAAAAGGGATCAGAGCACTATGGATTCGACGAAAAAATCCAGCTGCATTTACAGAATAACAAATGTTATAAATAACAAGATTTACATTGGAAGCACTATAAATGCATCGAAAAGATGGATAGAGCATAAAAGAGATCTAAATAAGCAAAATCATCATAATGCATTACTTCAAAATGCCTGGAATAAATACGGAGAAGAAAACTTTGTATTTGAAATCATAGAAGAAGTTCTAGATAAAT